AGTATAGCAGAAAAAGAAAGGGGAGCAAAAGCTCCCCTTTTTTATGGTTGAGAATATTAAGCTCCTTGGGAACCAAACACTCCTCTCCAATTTGAAACACCAAAAGAATATCTTTCTCTTGCTCTGTACCTAATGTTACCTGTTGAAAATTCAGGTTCCATGGTTGTCTCCATTGGTGATCTCTCAAACATTTTGAGTCCTTCACCATCACTATTCACAGATGTCAAGATGAAATATGCATCAGGGTCATTGAGATAATGATTAACTGAGAAACCATTTGGTATAGAAGATTGATTTCTAACTGAGTTGATGTCATTGTCTGAAGTTCCAACTCTGCCCGGTGTGTTTAGAAGCCTATCAGCTACAAACACCAACTGTGGCGGCACAATTAGTTTTTCAGGTCTAACTGCAATAGTTAGATTCTTGTCATCAACAAAGGTTGAAATGTCAATAATGTTATCTTCTAAAGAAGTTTCATTCAAATCAGCCATAGTGCTTGCTCTGTTTCTAGCAGTTCCACCACCTGTTAAAGGGTGTGCTGTAGAAATAAGAGGTTGCCCATCACCAATAGCAAAGTTGCTATCAAATGCATTGTTTAACACATTAGCACCTTTTACTTCTTTGGTGTGTTGCATACTTCTAGCTAAAGCTTTCGTGTAACGAGAGCCAAGCTGTGAGTATAAATTATCCTCTATAGCTTCTTCTGTTAATGCAAAAGCCAAGGCTATTGTTTCGTGTGTATAACGAGCAGTGTAACCTTCACCTGCATTGTCAAAACTTACCCCAGCACCTTCTTCTTTAGTTGGTGCGGCACCAAATCCTACAATTAATACCTCTTCTTCAAAGGCTCTATCAGAGTCCTCGATTGAGAATATTTCTTCATATTCTCCTTGGTATTCATCATATTCCATCCCAAACAAAGCATTTAGTCCGGGTTCTAGCTCTTTGGCTAGTTGCGCTCTACTTATTGCCATTGTTTAACTCCTTATGCTAAACCAGCGCCTTTAACGCCAGCAATATGATTTTGAATCACAACCAATACATTAGTATTAGAGGTACTTACATCACTGTTATCAGGGTCTTGAGAAATATCAATAGCCTTTAGAGGTAATGTTGTAGTAGTTGCACCTGTTGATAAGTCCAGTTCAACACCTGAAATCCCTGTAGTAGTGCTTCCTGAGTTAGTATCGATAATATCGAAATTACCAAACAGGTCTGCCACTGGGAAAGTGTCATCAGACTGTACTTCAAATACCACATTAGGGTCATCAACTATAAAAGCAATTATGTCTGAAGCATTAGTGCTTGCAGGGTAATAGTTGCTAAATACTTGCTCTGATGTGGTTGGGTCTGTATACATGCATCCATTAAAGACACCAACTACAGGCACAGTTGAAGAAGCAGCGGCTCTTTCAACACCTCCACCAGTGACTTGTTTTACCAAATCACCTTGAAAAATGCTTGTACCATAGTTAGCGGCAATTCTGTAACGAGACTGCCCACCTGAGTAAGGTGAACCTCCCATCATTCTTACAGGTTTCAGACCAAAAGAGGCATCTTTATTTGCCATAATTATATCCTACCTTTTTTTTCCAAAATTAACTTTAGACTTTCTATCACTAGAATATTTAACATATCTATTGTTGCCATCAAGCTCATTAAACATATTATTATCAAGAGCTTCATTCTGTTGAATGTTTCTGTTCTTGTAATAATCTGATCTCTCAGCAACAGTTTCTACTGGTATTTTAGCTAATATCAGTCCACCTACACTTATAACACCTGCATGTCTACCATGTTCTATTGTAGGTAAAGGGAAGTCAGGGATTTCTTCTTGTTTGACGAACTCCCAACCCTCTCTCATCCTAGCAGAGACATTGTTCCTATCTTCAACACCAACATACTCTGACCTTATCCATCTATATTGATAGCCTTCAGGTGCAGGTGGTGTTTCCAACATTCTTGCAGGTTGCCATGGTTTTCTTCTAGCACTTTTATCGTGTTGCTCTTCTTCACGAGATGAACGAGTATTTTGTTCTACTTTATCTAAATCCATTATGTTCTCCCTTCAATTTTTAACATTTCTTTGCCAATTCTTTTGAGCCAGTCCTCTTGAGACATGCCTCTTGGCTTTATATTATTTTTAACAGAGAGGTGGTCAGATGAAATCTTAATACCTGTTCTCTTGCCTTGTGCTTGTTGCCTACTTCCATTAGAAGCAGATGCTACCCTTTGCACAGATGGGTTTGCATCTTTATTAGCATCTGATTTTAAATCAGGATAAACCTTTTGCAATCTTTTGTCCATTTCTTGATAGTATTCATCTTCAGTACCATCATAACCTTCATTGGTTAAATCTTCATGAATACCCATTGCAGTATATGTTTTTACTCTGTCCTTTTGGAACCATGAGTTTCTTTCTGCCCAAGCTACTGCTTTTTCATCAGGCTTAGGCTCATCATACACTGGCTGTGGAGCTTGAACTACATTTTGTTGAGTTTCTTGTGCAACCCTATTTTGTTCAGATTGTACTTTAGCCAACCTTACCCTTTCCTCTTCTAAGGCAACCTTGTTCAAAAGCTCTACACTTTTTACTTCAAGATCAGGGT